AGAACGCCGGGTTTAAAATCGTCGGCGCCTGGGATTTTGACAAGTACGCTGTAGCCACATACAGGGAAAATGTAGGCGATCATGTGGTACAGGCAGATATACAGAAAATGTGTATTGAAGATGTACCGAAAGCCGACGTCTGGGCGTTTGGGTTTCCTTGCCAGGACTTAAGCGTAGCCGGAAAACAGGCGGGTATAAAGCTGGAATGTGCCGACTGCGGTACCGTATGGGAAGTGTCCGCGGAAACTTACAGCGAAGAAAATTTATGTCCGGGTTGCGGTGGTACGAACCACAGGGCAGCGACCAGAAGCGGTATGTTTTTTGAAATCATGCGGCTGCTGGCCGAAGCAAGAGAGAGAGAGCCGGAGAAGGTTCCGAAAGTGCTTGTAGCGGAAAACGTGAAGGCGTTAAGGAAACTTCTACCAGTGCTGGAAGCTGAATATGGAAAAGCCGGGTATAAGTGCCACGCACAGTTATTTAATAGCAAATACTGGGGCGTACCACAGAATAGGGAAAGGTATATAGTCGTCGGTACTTTGGACAGCTTACCGGATACCTATACATACCCAGAAGAACAACACGACTACGTACCGAAGCTTTCTACAATCCTGGAAGCTGATGTAGACGACAAGTTTTACATTGCCGACGAAAAAGCCCACAAGATCATAGACCAGGCGTTACAGCGTATTTCTTCTATGGGTAAGGTACACGCCACGATTACGCCGGACAGAGTAGATAAAAGGCAGAACGGGCGTAGATCGAAGGAAGACGAAGACCCTATGTTTACGTTGACCGCCCAGGACTTACACGGCGTTATTGTAGACGACACTTACGGCTATCCTACAGAGAGAGAGCCGGAAAAGGATTTACACAGAGGTAGCCCCGACACTACGGAGCAGTCGGCAAGGGGTAAAGGTGGTAGAGAATACCACGAAAAGCGATACGGAAAAGACGCCCCCTTGTTCCCGATAGTCGAAGCTACAAAAGCCGGGATAGCTGTAGGGAGATATGGGGACGCCATAAATATAGCTTACCCGGAAAGTAACACCAGGCGCGGACGGGTAGGAAAAGAAATAGCCCAGTCGTTGCTTACAGGGTGTTCCCAGGTGGTTATATGTGATAAGAAAGGCGGAGAAAATGACACATGATTGTAGAGTTGTAGAGAGAGAGAGAGAGAGAGAGCCAGCGCCTACCGGCCATAGATCAGCTAATACAGGACGGCGTAATACAGGCACAGCGTAACGGGAAAGGAACCTTTATAGGGTGTTCCCCTACGTTACTGGCGTCGGACTACAAACAAGTACCGCTGGTACTGGAAAGGGTAGACGAATGTATGAATACAGAGAGAGAGAGAGAGAGAGAGCAACGGCCGCAAGGGCTACCGGAAATAGAGGTGATAGGAATGTTAGAGAGTAGCGGACACGATCACAGTAGACGGGTACACGACCCGGAAGGTATTAGCCCGACAGCTACAGCTGTAGCGGGTGGTACACATCATATTAAAATCTTCGATCATACGAAGTATAGAGTAAGAAAACTTACGCCGACGGAATACGGCAGATTACAGGCGTTTCCTATGGATAACTGGAAACAGGTTGTAAGTAATTCACAGGCGTATAAGCAGTTCGGGAACGCCGTTACGGTAACACTGGCGGAAGGTATCGGTAAGTCTGTTATCGGTTATCTGGACAGCGTTTTAGGGGGTGCGACAGTTTGAAAAACGATTTTATCATACGTGGAAAGGAAGCTACGCTTTTTGTAGAAGCGCCGCCAAACGTGGGCTATGGTTCCGTGGAAGTAAAATTAGACGCTGCGGATATGGACTTAGTTAAGTCCTGGCCTGGTACATGGTTTTCCTTTATCCACAAAAGTAATGGACAGCTTTATATAAGAGCGACCGCCCACCGTGTCGGCGGTAAGGTAGTAAATGTTCCGGGCTTTGAACAGAAGCAGCCACTTTTACATAGGGTTATATCGAAGCCGGAACGCGGACAGAACACAATCTTTAAGGACGGTAACAGTTTGAACCTTACTAGGGATAACCTTATTAACCTTCCAATCGGTGAAAGCTACGTACCGGTAGAGCCTACCGGTCCAGAATACGCCGACATGGTTAAGGGTGTCCACTACCGGAAAGATAAACAGCGTTACGAAGTCCGGTGTTTCTACAAAGGAAAGGCCCATAACCTGGGGGTCTATAAGGACGTCGGCGTAGCGAACGAACGCGCTACGGACTTCCGTAACCTGGGACCAGACGGCTACCTTACGAAATACGGAAAGTGGGGTACAGTCTAATGGGTTTATATGAAGGCGGTTTGTTTAAGGTATCCCGTAAACTTGACGGAAAAGGACGCTTACAGCTTCCGGGGGATTTTAGAGAAGCTGTAGGGTTCGCCTTAGACGAAGAAGTGGAAATAGCCGCGGTCATGCTGAAAGACAGCAAAAAGGCGGCACTTATGATAACCAGAAAGGAAGGTAATACAAAATGACAGCAAAAGACTTAAGATCGCTACTTTATGACGTGCCAGACAATAGCGAAATTGTGATACTGAATGAAAACGCACCGATCAAAGGAGCTGTACCGGTATATCAGACTTTTACCTTTAAAGCGGACGCCGGTAGCAAAGTGGTACTTATGTATCAGAGTAAAAACGGAAAGGAAGGTACGAAGTAATGGATATTAAAGAACGTATTGAGAAAGCAAAAGAAAGACTGGAAGCTGCTAAAAATGCAAAGACAAAGGCGGAAACACAGCTGGAAGCCGCACAGGAACAGTGTGATAAGGTCGTAGAAGAAATGAAGCAGTTAGGTGTTACCCCGGATACGATCGAAGCAGAGATTACCCGCTTGTCGGAATCCGTAGAAGAAAACCTTAAGAATGTGGAAAGTAACATACCGGAAGTTTAGGGGGTAGCTTATGGGACTTATGGATTTTTTTATCCGTCCAGAGCCGATAAGCTACGGTACCGCGAAGGGTTTAAACACCTTGCAGATTAACCGTATAGCTGCTGATCTTCGTACCGCCAGGGATAAGGTTAATAACCAGATGGCGAAACGCGAACTACTGGAAAAGCAGAGAGAAGCGGCGGTAAAGGTAAAGACGGAAGCGGAAGAACAGTTAGGCGTGTTCGGACTGGTACAAATTCTTTTACAGAAGACCAGCGACTATGCCAGACAACAGGTAAAGGTAAGGATAGAAGATATAGTAAGTGAAGCGCTTAACGTGGTCTTCGGTGGGAATCATAAATTTATGATCGACCTTACCTTAAGAGGTAATCAGCCTATCGCTGAATATTACTTAAACGACGACAGCGTTATCACGAAGCTGGAAAAGCCAGATTATGACCGCGGCGGCGGAAAAATTGATATTATCGCCCTTGCGCTTCGTCTGGCAGTCGGCGAAATGGAAGGCGTAGACGGTCCATTATTCCTGGACGAAGTGGGTAAGCACGTATCAAAAGAGTACGCGCCGTCGGTAGCGTATTTCTTAAAAGAGTACAGCGCCACTTTTGGAAGACAGATTATCCTTATCACACATAACGCCGACCTTGCAGAAATCGGGGAAGTAAGTTTAGCTGTGAAGCGTTCCCAGAGTGGAGAAAGTGAGGTGTCCATATTATGAAAAAACATTGTATAGACTGTGGGATTATCTTCTATACGGACGACCCAGACCAGGTACGGTGTGAGTGCTGCGAAGACGATCGAAAGGGGGACGAAGAAGATGGTTAAATTTTTATTCGTGGGCGATCTACACTTACGCGGCACGAACCCCAGAAACCGTATAGACGACTATAAGGAAGTCGCAAAACAGAAGCTTAAGGAAGTTTTTAAGATAGCTGTAGACAATGCTGTAGACGCGATCTTACAGCCTGGGGATGTATTCGATCGGCCGGAAGTTGGTATAGCCGTTCTTCTGGAATTTGCAGAGGTGTTAAAGGAAAGTCCGGTAAATATTTATTGTACACTGGGTAACCATGATATTTACGGATACAACGTAGATAGCTACTACCGTACCAGCTTAAGGCTTTTGGAAATGCTGGTACCACAGCTTACGGTTATCAGAAGCGCCAGCGACA